TGAAAAAAGAAAAAGCCTGCATATTAATTACCCTAATCTTGAAGAAGAAGTGTGGAAGCCGAGGCTTGAAGCACTCGGAGAAGATGAAGATGAGATAATTGAGTTTATGGATAGTGCAGACAACGAAGTGCTGGAAGCGTTGTGGTCTGTGTATGACGATTTGATGGATAAATTCCCAAGTGAAAAAATGGATAAAGCAATAGACCGTTATCTTGAAAATTATAAGAAAACATACAATTAAAAATATATGTAATTAAACATAAAACAGCATTTATGTAAGGCATATTGATAAAAAAGCCAAAATTTAATCATATGATAGCTGAAATCACTATGTTGTGATTAAAAATATGCATATTTATTAGCATCTCAATTGAGGTGCTATTTTTATATCCAAATTTAAGAAAAGACTGAATAAAACATATTTAAAACGCCGTTTTAAGGGCGTTTTTATTATGCCCTGGATAAGGCGTAAAACTGTCTGAAAAGAAACGGAGGTGTAAAAATGGCGGAGCTGGCAAAAGCAAAAAGAATATCGGACGTGGAACAGGAAATCATTTCTGATAACTAAGGCAGAGGACGGGACAGCGTCCTTTTCTGCAAACGGCAGGATAGTCAAGACGGACGCAGGCAGTCACTATGTGACAGGTATTGTTTATGAGCCCATGACAGAGGATACCCAAGGCGATTTCATGACGGAGGAGGAAATACGCAAGGCCGCTCATTGGTTTGCCAAAAACGGAGAGGGCATTGACATTCAGCACAATTTCAAAAAGTTTGAAAAAGCCGAGGTTGTAGAAAACTGGATAGCTAAAGCGGACTTTGAAATTGACAAGGAGAAAATCAGAAAAGGCACATGGCTGATGACAGTGGAGATAACAGACCCCGAGGTTTGGACTGCTGTTGAAAAGGGAGAAATAACCGGATTTTCAATGGGAGGAAAGGGAGTTTACAGCGAAAGCGATGTGGACATTGATGGGATCAGCAAGTCTGAAAAGAAAAGCATTTTTAAGAAATTTGCAGAGATGTTTGGTCTTGAGGTTGTGGAAAAGGGAGTGTTTTCGGAAAAGCATGCACAGCATAAAAAATCTACAGTGTTTTGGGACGCATTCTATGATCTACAGGATGTACTGTACAGGCATGATCCCGAAACGGGTATATCAGAATTTGAAACGGATTCAGAAAAGATAAAGGAGTGCCTGTCAGAATTTTCAGAAGTTATTCAGGAGGTTCTTACAGGAGAAACAGAAACAATCGCCAAAGCCGGCAAGACATTAAGCGCTAAAAACATCGAAAGGCTAAAATCAATTTATGAAAACATCGGAGGTCTGCTTGAAGAAGCAGGAGAAAAGGAGGAAACTATGACAAAATCCGAAGTAATGGAGCTTATTAAGGAAACCGTAAAAAAGTTTGAAAAGGCGGAGGGCACAAAGCAGGGCGATGAACCTGACGAAGCAACAAAAAAGTTTATTATCAGTACTGTAAAGGAACTGCTTAACGAGTCAAAGAAGGATGACAAGGCTGTAACAAAATCAGAGGTTGAGGAGCTGGTAAAGGGCGCAATGGAACCGCTGTATAAGGCAAGAGGCATTCCGTCAAATCTTGACAGTCAGGCAGAGCCTGTCGGCAAAAGTGAAGATCAGTTTGATGGAGTATTCATTTAAGGAGGAAAAAATATGGAAAGCAACAGAAGTATAATTTCAAAAGCGGCAGCTGATACCGCGGCGCTGGGAACAGGCGGAAAGCTTAATGCAGAACAGGCGAATCAGTTTATTATATTCATGCAGGATTACTCGCCGTTTCTGAAAAATACAAACTTTATAAAAATGACAAAGACCACAAGAGACCTTGACAGTCTTGAAGTAAACAAAAGAGCACTCCGACGTCAGGCTGAAATCGCCGACAATCCGGCAAGCGGTACAGCGGTGCATAAGCGCCGTACCCTGAACGCTGTGGGGGTTATCATGCCGTATGATGTGACATTCCAGTACATGAAGGAAAACATTGAGGGGGAGCGTGCCAATTCAACCCTTGCGAAGCTGTTTGCCCAGCAGTTTGCCAATGATACGGTTGAACTTGCCTTTATCGGCGATGAATCCGACAGCAATGAATTTATTAGTATCAATAACGGCTGGATAAAGATAGCTAAAGATGACGCGGATACACACAAGTATGATACAGCCGGCAGTACGGATTATCTGAATGAAGTATTTCCCGGACTTCTTTCGGCAATGCCGAACAAGTATTATTCTCTGTATACCCAGGAGGATAAGTCAAAAATCAAGATTTTCTGTTCTCCGACAGTAAACAGAAAGTACAAGCAGCAGCTTCAGGCAAGAAATACAGCACTGGGAGACGCACTCATTACCGGAGGCAAAAACGTAAGCTATGACGGATTTGAAATAGTGCCGGTAGCGTTTATTCCGGACGATGTTCAGATTGTAACGCCTTATGAGAATCTTGTATACGGAATTTACGGACCGAGCCTTGAAGTATACCACCAGGTAAAGCCGAGAATGACAAGACATGAATACACACTTCTTGCCGACTTTGATATGGAGATAAATAATCCGGACGCATTGGTAATAGGAAGTAAATTTACGGAAGGAGCATAAAGAAAATGCCGAGGAAGAAAACTGACGATATCATCCAGGAAGAAGAAACAGATAATATTATTCCTGGTGAAACGGAAGAAGCCGAGCCTGAGTGCAGTTCTGAAACAGCAGTGCTAAAACTTGTTAAAGGCGCTTCCTTTACTTCCGAGGGAATGGTTTACAGTAAAGAAATTCCGGAAAAGGTTTCCGCTGAAACAGCAGAGCAGCTGATGAAAACCGGATTCTTTGAAAGGGTGTAGCCGTATGGCAGAAAGACCCTGGGCAACTCCTCAGGAGGTAAGGGATTATTCGGATATTGAATCAATAAGCAAAAGAACCGATAACCGTATTGCCGTAGACATCTCAAGGGCAGAACAGTATGTAATTTACCATACCAATAATGATTTTTCAGAATATGAGGAAATACCGCAGAATGTAAAGACAGCCGTAATTCTCCTTGCGGAGGCTTACGGCTATAATTCTGCCGTTTCGGCAAGGGAAATGAAATCGGAAACCTATGATGAATACAGCTATACTGCCGAGAATACCGTTAAAGATTTAAAGGAACTGGGCGTTGAAGAACTGCTCGGAGAGTATGTTGCTGTAAAGCCAAAAAACGGAGTTACAATGCGCCTGAGAAGACTATAGCGGAGGTGAGATAATGTCATTTGAAAAACTGCTGGATCATAAATGCAGTATTTATCATTTGGAAAGGTCGGAGAAAACGGCCGGATACGGTCTGCCGTCCTCAGTTTCTTTCGGTTATCCCGAAAAGCCTGATATATCGGAAGTACCATGCCATTTCGGCATAAATTCAATGTCTTCATCTGTAAAGCAGGGGAATCCACAAAACAGGCTTGAGGAAAAGCTGAAGCTTTCGCTTCCTGCCGGAACGGATATACGTATTAACGACAAGGTGGTCAACTGCGAAAACGGCATGGAGTATACAGCAGAGCTGCCGAGAAATATACGAGATCACCATATTATCGTATATGTAAAGCGTGTGCATGAACAGGAGGCGCTGTAATGGCTGAACCTGATAATGCAAATAGCTTTTTCGGAAAATGCAGTACAGCCGGAAACGGTGATTTTGAAAAAGTACTGGCATTATTCCTTGAGGGAATCGGAATGGAATTTCTGAGGGTAATTCAGGATGAGATAATTCGTCTGAAAGCGGTAGACACAAGACTGCTTCTTGCAAGCTTTCATAAAGGCGGAAACGATTCGGTATGGGAGCTTAACGAAGGCGGCTTGATAATTGAAGTCGGAACTAATGTGGAGTATGCAAAGTATGTAAATAACGGTCACTGGACCTGCAAAAAGGGCGAGGCAATGAGGTTTGTTCCGGGGTATATGGTCGGCGAAAAGTTTGTATACGACCCGTCAGCCAAATCGGGAATAATGCTGAAACAAAGATGGATTGATAGAAAACCTTTTTGGGAAAACGGAATCAGCGCAATAGAAAAAATGCTTCCCGACCTTATGGAAAGAAAGGTACAGCAGTGGTTTGACAGTTATTTCGGATAGGAGAAGGAATGCTTGAAAAGGAAATAGCTTCGATAATAAGGTTTATACTTGAGTCTTGCGGAAACCCTGTTCCGTATTACCATAATATGCCCGAAAGCTTTATAGTACCGTCCGTATACTTTCCTGTTCCGGAGATAAATCAGATACCGGATACAATGAGTGCATACGGAGCAGAGTATACAATGTTTGTAAACTTTTTCCACAGCAGCACAGAAAGAGCCTATGAGCTTGCCCTGCCGGCATTTCAGCGTATAAACGATCACAGCAGGCTGATACCCATGGTAGATATATCGGGAGAAAAAACAGGTGAATATGTAAGGCTTAAAAATATTCAGCTTAAAAAGGCGGATGAATGTGTTTATGAAATGCAGATAGACTGGATAATCCGCAGACCCTTCATAAAGGAGGAGTATGAGCTTATTCAGAATTTTTATATGAACGGAGGTATCTTATGACAAAGAAAAAGGAAGAATCAAAAACGGAGGTTCAGAACATGACTGAAAAGTCTGAACCGGTATTCCCGGTTGAAAGGCTGAGAGAAAACTGCGCTAAGCTTTTCGGAGTATCTCAAAGCACTTTTGACGGTGCGGCTTACGGGCTAAGCGGAGAATACACGGTCAAGGAAATGAAATCATTAATTGAAAAGTGGAAAACAAAGGAGGTAAAGTAAATGGCAGGAGGAACATTCGATAAATCAGTCGGCAAGACAAGACCGGGGACATATATAAATTTTTCACCGGCGGCGCAGAATATCATAGGAACATCGGATAGGGGTACAGTTGTAATTCCCCTTGTCGGGCATAATTACGGTCCGTCAAAGCAGTTTATTGCACTGTCAAACAGCTCTCCCGATTCAGAGGCGGCAAAACTGGGATACAGCATATATGACGATAATCCGTCAATGCTGCTCATAAGGGAAGCCTTTAAAAATGCGGCGGAGGTTATTGTATACATTCCCGGTTCGGGAACAAAAGCGACGGGAACCGGCGGAGGTCTTACGGCTTCGGCAGTCTATGGCGGAACAAGAGGAAACGCCCTTAAATATACAGTGGCAGAGAATCCGGCTGACGGTTTTGACGTAAGCGTATACCTTGATGAAGCCCTGATTGAAGCCTTTGAGGGGATTGCTCAAGTATCGGAATTAAACAGTCAATACATAACATTTAAGGGTGAAACCCTTGAAGTATGTGCCGGAGTAAACCTAAGCGGCGGTACTGATTCACTGTCTGTTAATGCGGATATTGCAGAGTTTCTTGACAAAATTGAAAGCATAAAGTTTAATACCCTCTGCTTCCCTGTAGATGACGAATCTTTGAAATCTGCCTGTAAAACTAAGATACGTTATTTGAGAGAAAACGCAGGCAAAAGAGTCAGGGCGGTAATACCGGATTTTAACGCAGATTATGAGGGTATTATCAATGTTACAAATTCAGTTGCAGTTGACGGAAAGGCTCTTACTCATGCCCAGACCACAGCATGGGTTGCAGGTGCGGACGCTTCTGCTTCAAATACACAGAGCAATACATATAAGGTTTATGAGGGCGCGGATTCGGTAGTTGACGCGAAAACTCATGAGCAGTCGGTTGCCGCAATCAATAACGGAGAGTTTTTCTTTTCATGTTCAGACGAGGGAAAGGTAATTGTTGAGTATGACATTAACAGCCTTGTGACATTTGATGAAAAGAAAAGTCAGAATTACAGAAAGAACAGGATAATGAGAGCGCTTGACAGTATAGCTGAAAGCATATCTCTTAATTTTCCGCCGAACAAATACAGCAACAGCGAAATAGGCTGGGATATAATGGACGGTATGGGCAGGGCTTTGCTTCAGCAGTTCCTTGACGCAGGTACGATTACAAATGTAAGTCCCGAAACTGATTTTGCAGTTGACAGAACAAGAAGCAGAGGTGACAGCACATATTTTAACGTATCGGTTCAGCCTGTCGACAGTGCAGAAAAGCTGTACTTTACAGTAGAAACAAGATAAGGAGGAAGTAAAGTGGATAAATTTAACCTTAATCCGATAATGATGACAGAGGGAGAAATGACCCTTGACGGTGTTGTTATATCGGACAACGTAAAATGTGAGATAAAGTTTACGCCGGATGTATGGACAGGCAAGACGCTGGGAGAACGCACCCCCAGTTCAAGATGGAAGGGCTGCACCA